TAGCATAAATAAAAGTCACAGAACCATCAAGATTTTTTCTTGTAATCATTTATTTTTCCCCGGAAGTTTATGAATCGTCCAAGGAAGCGTTAATAGAAAAGTATAGATAGCCCAGACTGCGTAATCGTAAAAAGTCATCATTTCACCAAACAATCGTGAGATTCGCCTTTAATATGACCTTTTTGGCAATCAACACAGATTGTTACCAGTCGCAGACTAGGTTTGTCGTTAGCTTTCATAACAGGCCCAAACTTTTCTTTAGGCTCATCATAAATAACATCAGCTAATTCATCACACAAAGCCAAAGCTTCAGCGCCCTCATAAACCAAAGCCCACTCATCAATGCCAAGAGTTTCAACCAAAGACTGCACATAAACATCTTGAAGCTGAAGTTCGCCATCAACAATCTTGTTTGCTAGCTCTTTTATGCGATCTGTTTTATTAACAACGTTATGAGCAATCCATCGCACCATAGAATCTAAATCATCCTGTGGAACTTTAATAACTATATGCTCGCCATCTCTCTTAACCCTAGACATTTGTAATCTCCTTTTGTAAATCATCAATTAAAACCTGCAATTGCTTTTCAGATACAACCGTTGAAAGCAATCCAGCAAAAGCTTCAACAGCGTTATCGCCCCACTTATCCCTCATCAAACTAACCAAAAGATTTAGCTGATTCATTTATCCCTCTTTCTGAATGTCAACATAAGTGTTGGAACTTTTCCAATCACAATTATTTGAATCAACATCAACAGGCTCAAGCACCTGCAACACCAAACTATCTTCCAACCAAGCCAATTCCTCGTTTGACAATTCTTTCGAACTCTCAAAACGCATCTCTACCTTGTAACGCATTTGTCCCTCTTTCCTTTTAGGTTCTGCTGGCAGAAAACGCAGGAATCCCACCAGCAGAAGATTGTTTTACTTATGTGTATCTAAAATATGACTAATGACTTTATTTACAGCAGTTTCAAATGAAACAGGATGATTTTTGTATGAAAGTTTGAAATCACAAGATGGACAAATAACAACATCTTGATTACTTTCATTAAAATCCATAACTTCGCTAAACAAATCAAAGTGCTTGCTTAGTAAATCTGTTGAATGAGTTTTCATTAAAGCCCCATTTCTTTAGCAACTTCACGAACTACTTTGTGAATCTTTACTGCAGATGCCTCAGACCAATCAATTAAATCAGCATCATCAATTAAATCTTGAACTCTTAAAGCTGTAACTAAATCACAGTTCAATAACACTGCTATATCTTTTGTGTTCTGGTTCATCTTTGTCCCTTTCCTTGGACTTGTATAACAATAGTAAACTCAAGGTCAGACAAACTCAAGTATTTACAAGCTGATTTATATAACAATTTGATAACAATCCGATCAGAACACCTGTTCGACAGTTTTACGTTCAGGTGGGGCAAAAAAGGCAGAGGATGGCGAATGATTCAACCACCCTCAATTACGCCCAGTATGGGGTAAAGGAGTCAGATGGGGGCTATTTCAGCCCGATTGCGCCATATATAGAAGCAAGTCCCTAGTCAGTATCAGGCAACCCGATTTGACACTCTTACAACTATTCGCACATTATCGATATTGTGCTCGCTTGATTATTTTCTTGCAAGACAACACATCTGCCTCAAACGCAGATTTAGCGTGGGATTAGCACGCCCATAGCTTTTTAAGAGCCTATGTCACTCAGTTACAAGTTTTACCATACGATTAACAATCCATTCAACAACAGGTACAGTTACAGCGTTTCCCATCATCTTGTAACGAGAAGAATCAGCTTGAGATGCAGTCCAATCATCAGGAAAACCTTGTAAGCGTTCACATTCTTTTGGTGTTAAACGTCTAACAATTGACTCTTTCCAAATAGTTCCGTAATGAGAGCTATCTGATGCTGAAGAAGAAAGAGTTTGATTTTTGTCTGTAACAACTTGATTGTATGTGTCAAAGGCTTTAGGTTCATCAATAACAAGATCAGAAAATTGTTTTTGTTCGCTAGCTCTTATTGTTGAAGTGACATTATCCATTGCGTATTCTGAATGTGATTGTCGCTGCGCAACTAAAGTCTGACTTCTATGTGTCAATGGACTAGGTTGCAATGCTGTTACAGAGGTCGTTTGTTCTGTCTCATAAGCTGTAAAGTTTTCGGCTTTGTCATCATTTCTGAGATTGAAAGCCAAAGGAATGTTATTACCACCTGTTCCCATAAAAGCTTGCAAAGTTGGAACTTCGTTATGAATAGTTGGGCCAACACGTCTATCGTCAACTAAAATTTGTGGCACATTATTACCACCAGTACCCCAACGAGCCATAACAGATGGAGAAACGTTTTCGTGAACTCGAGGATCACCAACACGATTGCCCTCAAACAAAAACAAAGTTTGGTCATTACCAGTAGCAATAGTTAAACTTTGATTCTCAGAAACTAAAGCACCTTTACCACCACCCTCTTTGCCACCACGCATACGCAATAATTTAGGTTCTTGAGTTACAACAGTTGTAGCTCTTGATTCACCTGTATCAAAAACATTTAGGGTTGGAACAACGTCAGATTCAACCCAAGATTCAGCGTCACCTACAAAGTGTCCTCTTGTGGCTTTTTGGAAACTATTGACACCAGCGCTTCTTTCAATTGAGCTGGAAGTTGTTTTCCTCTTTTTTCTGCCCGCCTCAATATCCCAGAAGCCGCTTTCTCGCTCAAACAATATTTCTGCAGGTCTCCTGTGGTCTCCAAGACTTGCGACAATAAAGACTCGTCTCCTGCGCTGTGGGACTCCGAAGTTTTGAGAGTCCAACACTCGCCAGCAAACGCCATACCCGCGTTCAACCAACGCTGTGATGACGATTCCCATATCTTTTCCTCGTTGAGATGACAAGAGTCCACCAACGTTTTCAAGGATAAGGAATTGTGGTTTAAGTTCATCTGCGAGTCGGATGATTTCGTGAAAGAGTCCTGATCTCGATCCATCCAAGCCTCTACGAAGTCCCGCAATGGATAAGTCTTGACAAGGGAATCCACCTGCAATGATTCCTCGTTCTGGAATAAATCCTGTTGCTCTGATTTGTTCACCTGTTACCTCTTTCACATCATCAAATAGTTTTGTTTCTGGAAAATGTAAAGCTAAAACATCTCTACATTTTTTATCTATCTCTACAGCAGCAGTAACTTTGACACCAGCTCTATTAAAAGCAAGGTCAAAACCACCAACACCAGCGAATAAACTAATAGCTGTTAAATTCATAACATCCTATTTTCTATACGCAAAATTGCCTCAGCTATCCCATTTGTTCCTGGAAACAAATCTGTTACGTCATCTTCTAATTCAAAGTTCAAAAGCTCTAAAATCCAATCATTGAAAAGGTCAGGTTTAGCTCCAGATAATCCTTTTTTCAAAGCTATGTTACAAACTAAATGGTCTCTGACTGACTCGACACCTTTTCTATAACCTTTTTTTGGTCTTGATGGTTTGAATAAAACAGCTTCCCAAGTGTATTGAACTCTGTACCCGGGTCTCCAATTAGCAAATGGTTTCATCCATACGGCAAGTCTAGAATCATCAGGAGATGCAGGTAATAACCATTTCAAATCTTTAGGATTACAGCTCAAAGCCCAGCCATCATAATCAGATTGCAATTGAGACATAAGCTTGATATGAGTATCTTTTTCATCCCAAATCTGAGCTTCAGGATGCAATTTTCCATACATTTTTTTACCCATCCCTAAATACGGTGGATCAGCGTAAGCTAATTTCAAACTAGATTTTCCTCAAGTCCCAAATCGTTGTAAAGCATATTCAAAGACAAAGCAACAATTTTCTGCTCATCTTGAGATAAAAGATTTAACTCAGATAAACGAATCAAAGACTCGCCACAGTTAATAAAACGCAGAACTTCAACTAAAACCTTTTCTGTTCTGTTCCATTCTTCTCTATCAATTGTTTTCCAATCAACTACATTTATATCTAAATCTGTTGTTTCAAAAGCTTTATGATTTCTCATCCAAGTCATCTTTACAAGATTGGACGCAACTTTAGCTCTATTCATCTTTTAGCCTCTGGAATCATCATTTCAACGGATATACGGATTACTTCAGAAATCGAAGCGTTATGTTGTTTAGCAAATGCTTTCAATGCACGCATTTGAGTATTATTTAATCGCAGCGCAATCAAATTATCTTTACCTGATTTGTCAGACATCATTTCCTTTCGCAGTTAGGTTCAATGTTATACGCTTTGCCTATTTAGATTGTGTCGGGTTGACGGAAAGGGGACACAAGTGCCAACCCGACACAAGAGACCCCGCCAGGGTGTCTCGGTGGACATCTGAGCCACTAGGGAATGACTCAGATGACATCTTTGAGATTCGCACGAATCTTTTGAACTCTGATTCTAGTCCAAGCTACATAAGCTAAACAATCATCAAGTTCCTCAAGAGCATCATCTAAAACTTGCTCAGGAGTTTTATCCTCAATCTTTTGCTTAGAACCAGAATCATATTGTTCAGCACCAATGTTCATAATGCGTTTCTCAACGCTGGAGATGGCGTGACTTATCGCTTTTGCTAGTTGCTCACTTGTCATAAAACGGCTAAGTCACTCCAACCTTTTTTATCGTGCTGACCGACCAACATAGTCATTGTTCCAGGAGATGACCATATTCCAGACATATCTGTAAACCACTTTGAGCCACCATTAGTTGAACCATCTGTGTCTAAGGATGGGCATTGAAAACGTGTGAACGCACCAAAGTCGTCAATCTTAATATGATGCTTGTGTGCTGTAAACCAGATTCTTGGTTCTGAACCATTATCTCTAAGGAGTCTTAAAGATTGTGCTCGTAACCATTCCAGCTCTTTGCCAGATATTTTGTGACCGTGTGTGAAAGCACATTCAATACCTGAAAGATTTATTTGCATACTCATTTGGTCGTGAGGTATGTGCCAATCGTCAACAATGTCATAACCATCCAAGATTCTTTTTAGAGTGTCAGCTAGGAAACCATCAGCTGAGTCTGAATCTGTTGTTACGGATCGGTTTCCGCGTCTCATCCACTCCCCGTGATTGCTGAGAGTTGAAATAAATTTTGTGCGCTCAGCTAAACCTGCGAGTGTTGTTACACCTGTTGTCCACAAATCTAGAGCTGTTAAAAGTTGTTGTCGTTGAGTTTGTTCAACAGAGAACAATTGGCTTGAATAATGACCATCACAGCCCTCAATAGGGTCTCCCATATTGATAAAGGCAATCTGTTCAATATTTCTTCCAGCTTTTTTAAGCTCCTCAACACGTTGCACAGTTTTGTTAAAAGAAGCTAAAACTCTATCAATTGTGCCTTTCACACCACCTGAAGCACTTTTAGCAATCTGCCAATCAGCCCATAACACAACAAAAGTTGTTGGTGTCTCATTGCTTGGCTTAATATTATTTGGCTTAAAAGTTCTTATGTTCTTTCTTATTGTGTCAATATCAATGTCATCAATTTTGGCTACTTTCCTACGACCAAAAGTCGCTCGATACGAGTAAAGCCAAATCAAATCCCTATCGCCATTCTCAAGACGTTTAGAGGACTGCCACTTCGACATTCGCACCTTGTCACCAACAACCTCAAAAACTGTTGGATCAAGACCAAATGATTTAAGAATCGCAGACCAATCATCACCCAAAGGCTCAGTCAAAACACCTGTGGCAAGTTCACCACCATCTAAACCGATTTCAGCCCAAGGCTTAGTATCAGTATTAGTGGGAACATTCTTATATCGTTCCTCTTTAATATCTTGCTCACGAACAAACTTTGCTAACGCTTCTTCAGCTTCAATCTTGGAATCAAAAGTGCCAAGAGTTGTGTGACCGTGTTTCTTACCAATTCTCACTCGATATTTATTGTTATCTCTTTTTTCAACTGACCCATAAGGTCTTATTTCTTTCATATGTCCTCTTTCTCGGATAAGTCACAATACCTCTTAAAATTAGAAACTAATGTGACAAAACCAGCGAGTCCAAGAATAAATAAAAGTATTCCTTGGAAGATGAGCGCAGGATTCACCTTTAGTACCAACCTCTTTTGTTGTGAAACTCTAAAGCATCACACGGACTGCCATAGCGTTCAGTAATGTAATCCATTCCCCATTTAACCTGGGTCATTGGATTAGTTCTGTAATCGTCACCGTGAGTTCGCATCTTGCGAGCAGGAAGTGCTTGAACAATTCCATAAGCACCACTTTTCGCATTCTCAGCTAACCAAGGCATACGACTTGAACCCCAAGAACTTTCTCTCTGCCACAACTCATCAATACATTTCCATTGTCGCGGTGAGTATTGCTCTTGAACATAACTTCTTACTGCTTTTATTTCCATACTTGAATCTTGATCAACGTAAGTTGGCGCAAGCATTGCAAGGATAGTTTCTAGCAATAGTTTCCTTTGTTAGTTCTTAGGCGTAGCCCAAGGATCATAATCTGCGCCTTTTTTGGCTCTCACCAAGTTATAGAACACAGACGATTCACCTTGTTGCTTTGTTTTTTGCAAATCTGCAATGAAATGTGAAATTTGTTTCATAGAGAAATCTTCAAGTGTTTGGCACTTGTATTCCTCACACGCCCATTTCATTACATCCTCATAACTGAACTCCAATCGTTGCGAGATTTCTTTCAGCATTGAGATTGCAAAACCTATTTGTTTCTCTGTTGCTTTAGCTCTTGCCATTGGCCCACCAGAAGTGATTATTGGTTGTTCACCTTTATCAATCACTCTTTGCATATCTTCTCTAGAACTTTTTGGTTCGTTCTTGCGAGTTGAGATATTTAAGGTTGCGAGGCAACGGCCTATAGCTGAGGTAGAACACGTTTCCAGAGGGAAGTTCTTTGTTGTCATTGAAGCACCAACAGTTTCCTGAGCATAATCTGTTGCGCTAGGGAACTGGTCAGTTGCATCTTTGTAAGCAGATGCTTTGACAATGTAAGAAGTATCAGAATGGAATACGAGTTCTGTTTCTAAACGCCCATTTGGATAAGTGGCCCAGAACTGAACCACGCGTTCTTGAACGGTGGCATACGAACTTAAATCAAAGCCAGCCATTAGAAGTCCTCTCCGCAACTGCAAGTCCAGTTATAGCAGGTAGTGCATCTGGAATCAGCCAAATCGGCTTGAATGGCAAGCCATTTTGTTTTAGCTTGAATAGATAGTTTGTCCCAAATTTCGGGATCAGTAATGTTAGGCAATTTAGTGTCCTCTCCTTGAGCCTGTATAACAGACCTTACAAGGGTAGTCTGACAATTCCTAGATTTGGGGGACTTTTAAGCTATTTTCTAGTGTGTCCACACGTTTATTAAGGGACTCAACTTTGCGTTCCACTCTTTGAATACCAAGAGCTACATCTGAGAGGCTGCGCCCGCCATTAGTTCCAGGCTGAATCTGATGAGTGCGCAGGTCAATATAAGTTTGAATAGGTCGAACAACAGCATATTTAACAATTACAAAAACTACTGCACCGATAGCTGAAAGAGCACCAGCAACCTGACCACCCATAATTATTGCTTCAGTCATCAGTATCCCTAATAGGCAAAGTTACTAGCCATATTACTAGACCACCAATAATCAAATAAGCAGTCACAACTTTCGCTGACCCATCCAAAGTGAAATAAGCAATACCAAGACCCACATAAGTCCAAATGTCACCTGACATAGCAACAACATACTTTTTAACCCAATTCATCATTTACGTCTAATCCTTTTCGTCTCATTACGTTTACTTGAAGCCTGAACAGATGCAGCAGAAGCCATAGAAGCAATCTGGGTGACAACAATTGCGCCAACAACAACAGACTGTGATTCTTCGCGTTGTTCCTGAGTCATATCTGATCCAACATTTAATATCGCTTCAGTTGCCGCAAAAACTTCAGCAATTCCAGGTATTTCTGCAAGCGCAGTTGGTAGCTCTAATTCTATTGTATTTTCAGCTATGTATTCTAAGTTAATTTGTTCTTCTAGTTCCTCTACACTTAACTCAGGTTCAACGATAGGAGTTTCAATTGTTTCTGGTTCAACTATTTGTTCAACTGGTTCTTCTTCTTGGATTACTTCTTCTTCTATTATTGGCTCAAGTATTGGTAATGGAGTTTCCACAACTGAAATCGGTTCGTTATCTACAACTGGTTCTGGTTGGGGCGTTGGTTCTATTATTGGTGTCGGTTCTATCGTTGGAGTTGGTGTAGGTGAAATTTCTGTTGGTTCGGGTGTTGCGCTGGGAGTTGGCTCATTTGTGGGAGTCGGCTCTGTTGTCGGTTCTGGGCTTGGTGTTGCTGATGGTGTGGCTGTTGGGATAGTTGTAACACCATTCCAAGTAAGAAGATAACTTCCGTAAGGTTGCTGATTGCAACACATATAAGCAAAAGAAGTAGCACGAATAAAATACAAACCTGTGTCAATTGGTCTAGTAATAATTGAAGCCAAAATATTTGTTGGCGAATAATTGCTGTCATCATCTGCTGCAAGTTTTGTTGTGCCTTGCCAAAGTTCAATCCAAGAATCAATAAACCCGGGATTAGTTTGAGGTGTGCCAGTAGTTGTATATACAGTCAAAATTGTTGGCTCAGTAGCCTCAACAGGCACATCAACATAAGGTGTTTGTTGATCTAAAACAATAGTTGTTTCATCAGCAAACGCTGGGGACATAACAAAACCAAGTAAGAGTAATGACAAGATTAAGCGCAGTTTGGTGCGCCTATTCAATTATGCTTCCAAGATTCCTTTAGGATCAACATCTTGACCAGCAGACCAACGAACATTGTTTCTAGCTTCAAAATGTAAATGTGGGCCAGAAGAATTGCCAGTATTTCCTGATTCCCCTATATGTTGATTTTTTGTAAGAGTGTCACCAATTTTGACCAAAGACTTTGAAAGATGAGCATAAATAACCCAAACATCTTGTCCCTCAATCTTTTGGACAATGTGTGTTCCGTAGGCTTTGCCCCAGTTAGCGTTAGCAACTTTGCCATCAGCAACAGCGAGAATGTCTGTTCCTTGTGGGACAGCGAAATCAACTCCTGTGTGATAACCCTTTGACCACATTTTGCCTTTTTTCTTGTAGGCTGTTGTGATTTTTCCATCTTTAATTGGTAAACCCATTTTTACTTGCCACCCTCAGATTTTTTGTTGGCACGTTTGAATACAGCATCAACTTCATCTTCAGTTAATTGTCCGTCATCAAGAAAAGCTTTTGCAAGGTCTGTTAGCACTTTGCTAACACCAAGCGCTCCAGCGATAAGAGCTGATTGGACTGGTTCAACACCAGCAAACGCACCAGCACCGATAGCAGGTAAAGCCATTGTCAAAAATAGCGCAATAGATCGCATTAAAACGTCTTTCACAATTGATAGTTTCATTAGTTTATTTCAATCCATTCTTGAGTTGATTCATTCCAATTATATCTTTTGTTATCATCAGGATAAGGAATTGGACTTATCCAATGCCCTTGTCCATCTTTAGTCCAAGACGGATATGGTTGAATGTCATAAAAATAACCTGCTGTGTATTCTCCACCAATGATTGCTGGGTTATCTGAAGTGTAAGCAACATAATTTTCTTTATTTGCTTGGCTATTGACCCAAGTTTCGTCAGCCATTTCAACATTTATGACAATATTGTTATTTAATTTTGCATAAGTTTTTATCATAATGGATACCTAATGATAACAATACCTGAACCACCTTGACCGCCACCAACGCCAGGATTACCACCACCGCCACCACCACCAGTATTAGCAGTTCCAGCAATATTAGAATTACCGCCACCACCTAATCCACCAGTTTTACTGCCACCACCACCGCCACCACCACCATAATAAGTGCTTGCTCCTGTTATGGAACTTGTAGAACCATTGCTCCCATTTGAAACACCACCACCAGTTCCACCATTACCACCACCAGTTCCAGCAGTACCACCAGTAGGGTCGTCTCCGTCTTGACCACCTTGTGCTTGAGCAATACCAGCTATTTTTGAACCCTCTGCACCACGCAAACCATTTGAACCCCAACCAAAAGTTGTACCAACCCAAATTTTGTATGTACCAGTTTTAAGATTTGTTGCAGAACCAGAAACAACACCACCACCGCCACCACCACCGCGACCATTAGTTCCACCAGAACCACCACCGCCAACAATTAAATATTCAATATCCAAAACGCCAGATGAAATAGTAAAATCATTTGAACCGACAGTCGTAAAAGAATGAACAGCGTATCTAACATTATCTACAACAATGTAAGTAATAGTTCCACCAGTAGCAACTTTTGTTGCAAGAGGATTAAGTTGTGTTAATCGCAAAGAATTGTTTTTTTGTAAATTACTGAAATCCTGATTACTTAATTTTTTTATTCCCATTTAGGTTAGATACCTCACAACAACAAGACCTTGAAAACCAGTAGTTCCACCAGCAGAAGTTGATGAACCACCTGACCCGCCACCATAAAAAGTGCCAGCTTTACCTGTAGCCGCAACTACAGTTGTTCCACCTTGACCCCCGCCACCTAAACCGCCAGAACCAGGACGATTTTTAGCACTCGATCCAGCAGCAGTTCCATCAGTAGCTCCACCACCACCACCACCAAAATAAAGACTTGGCCCAAAAATGGTACTTATAGTTCCATCTCCACCATTAGTCGGAGTTCCTTTAGCGTTTCCACCAACACCACCACCAGGACTTCCAGCAGTTCCACCAGTCGGATCACCACCACCACCACCACCAGTAGAAGTAACACCAAAAGCACTAGATGAACCACCAGCACCACCACCAGTACCAGCACCGATAACAACAGAATAAGCAGAACCAGCAGTTAAGTTAATTGTTCCACTTGAAACACCACCACCGCCACCACCACCACGTTCATTACCGCCACCGCCACCGCCAGCAGCAACAATCAAATAAGTTACTGACATATTGTTATTTGGAATAAATGTTCCATTTGTTGTGAAAGTATGAAAAGTATAAGAATTTTGATAAGTGATAGTCCCACCTGTTGCAGAATTTTCTCCACCAGGTAAAACGTTATTCAAATAATTTGCGCTAGAAACAGAACTATTTGTGGATAAATTAGCTCCACTAAAATTTTTTAACATATTCGCCTATTCTTTGAAAAGTTAGACGATTTCGCAACCAAAAACATTGAAAGTAAGGTTTGCGTTGCCAGCATAAACACCCAAAATATCGCTCTTATCCATAGTGATACCAAGTGTTAAAGCAATAGTGTCATTGGCTGGAATTGTTGCATCATATGCAATGTAATGCTGATTTGATACAGCTGTTCCATCAGGTCTTACTGCTAAACGATAAGTGGTTGAAGCTGTGCCACGATTGCAAATAGTAATAGTTGAAACAATGGCTTGTGTGCCTGTTGCTGTACCAACTGTGTAAGCTGATTCTGTTGCCGCAACAGCTGAAGCTGCTGCAATTTGTCCTAAAGTTTTGTATGTTGTTGTTGCCATTGACTACGCTCCCATTAACATAAATGATGATTCAAAACCGCCACCGCCACCACCAGAAGTGAAAGCCTGCCACGCAGCACCATCATAGTATTCAAGTGCGTTTGTGTCACTCAGATAAGTGAACATACCCTCGCTTGGTGAAGCAATAGCAGTTGCTCTAGCAGCAGTTGAAGCGAAAACCATTATCGACTGATCTTGCAAGTAACCTTGAACCTGGGCTGCCGTTAAAATATCCCCAGCAGTAAAAGTCTTTCTACCTAAACCAGCCATTGTTTTGTTCTCCTAAGTTCCTGTGTTTATTCTAGCCCAATTATGATTTTGGCTTCTGATTCTGTTAAACCTAGTGCTTTGAGTTTGGTTATGGCAGAGTCAAGTTTTGTTTGACGTGCTGTTTCAGCAGTTTCTTTGGCTTCTTGTTCTGCTTCGTGTTCCGCTTGTTGTGCAGCAATTTCAGCGTCAGTTGGTTCAATTAAAAATATTGGAACAACTGAATCTTCAGGTGTTATATCAATAGGTTCTTTAGGCATATTGTTCCTTAATCTCTATAACCATAAACAGAAATTGTGCCAGTAATATTTCCTGATAATGGAATCAGGCTAAAACCATCATAAGAAGTAGATTGGTTATGAAAAGTATATGACATACCAATATAATTGCTGACACTTGTTGCATTGTCTTCACTCATAAAATTTGACATAACTCTAGTTGATGATGCTAAAAATGGATTAAAAAAATCTGCGTAAAATGTTGCTCCTGTATCAGCACCAAATTGTGAAATCAATGCCAAGTTACTCGCTAATTGACTTGTTGAAACTGTTGAAGTGATACCGCGTAACAATTGCCTTTGATAAGAACTTGCAGTTGAATTATCTGTTCCAGATGCCCTTAATCTAAAATTTAAGTTATCTTCTGTTGATGCTGCTGTTACTACACATAAAACTCTGTAATGGTCGTAAGTGCTAGAAAACACACCATTTAATGAAACACTTGATGCGCTAGTAAAAGTAACTGCACCATTTGCATTTGCTGAACCTGAACCTGAACCAACTGCAACAGAACTCGGAACAATTTGAACAAGACCTGGAACTGTTGGAGTTGTAAAGGAAACAGCGCCAGAACCATTAGCAGCCAAAACTTGACCAGAAGTTGCTGTGCCAGAAGTAATACCAGCAGCAGTTAATTGAGTCCAAGAGGTTTCGCCAGCAGTACCAGCAACAAGAGGAAAAAAAGCAGTAGCAGTACCAGGAGTTGCAGTACCAACACCAAGTTTGGTTTCCAAAGCCTCAACAGCATCATTTATGTCCGAATGTTGCAAAGAATGAGATGGGGAATCAAGAGTGTTACCAGAAGCAGGATTAACAAAAGCATCTAAACTACCAGGATAATTTGTTGCCATTAACCTAACCTATTTCCATTCGGGTCTTGAGAGCCGTCATAGACGATTGTATCGTCATAAGTTGTTGTCGCATAATCATAAGATTCAATAGAACCACCCAAAATACCAAACTGGCTATCGTCCAACACAAACGGAGCAAAATCCAAGGTATCAAGATTAAAAGTAACCCTATGAGTAAAATTCCCAACATAGTGTTTGATACCAATAATTTGAGCATATTTTTGAATCGGATCACCAATACCATTAGGGGTGAACTTCACATACAAAGTATCTGTTAATTCTTTACTCAAAATTTCTAGCTGTTGCGTTGGTGTCAGCTCAGCCATTTCAACAGTAATTGTGTTAAAACGATACTGAGGGTTGGAATACTTATTTAAGATAAAATTTGCTTGATTCAAAACATCAGAATCATTGTTATTCAAAAGATTATCTTGCTCATAAGAAGTAATGCCGTAAAAAGCTTGAGAGGTCAAATCATCTACAACTTGTGCTGTTCCATTTAATCTAGTTAAAATGACCCTGTTATACAAAAGTTCTGAACCGAAAACAACTTCCAGTTCAGTAAAATTGATGCCAGTACCATCATCAGCCAAAGTAATCAAATTCGTGTTAGATGGGCCAACAGTAGAATCTTGAAAAGTTAAATAACCATTCTTAGCAATAAATATGTCACCATACTCTGATTGGGCAACTAGATTCAAATAATCCAAAACCACTTGACCCTCAGAAACAACATCATCTTGCATCACATACTGACCAGAATCAACATCTCTATCACTTAAAGACCAATCCACTTCAGGTCTACTTAAGACAGCATTTATTCTTGCCCCGGATAATTGCGGTGTTGCAGTATGAGCTGTCAAATTCTGCTGTGCTAAAAGAGTGAACTTGTCAGAGGCAACAGCTGTAGTTGTGTTGTTTCCACTTGGGTCGTAATTAAGATTCCAGTCATCAACAATGCCAAAGAATACTGGTGTGCCACCTGAGTAAACACGAATACCACGTCTGGGTAACAATTGTTCTGCATAAGGTGAAGCCATATTTAACGGATCAAAAAGTCTTTGAGTGTTATCGAAAACAATGCTTGCTTGACCAGCATTGTATTTATCTAAAATTCTTGTAGATCCACGATCAGTAGAAATCTCCAAAACGTACTCTGTCACATCAACAAAAGCTAAAGAGCCAAGAATTGCTAAAGGTGAATCTAAAATTCCATACTCGGCATCATCTAAAGTAAAAAAAGGTTGCAAACCTGAATTAGGGTCAATCTCTATTTCAACTTTTTTGACTGGAACTGGCATTATGCTCTCGCAAACACTTGGCCAGAAGTTCTTTCATATTTCTTTATCATTTCAACAATATCTCTACCAACTTGTGCACCAGAAGTTCCAATGCCAGCATTAACAGTTATGTTATATGTTTGACCCATTCCAGTATTTTTCCCTGTCAAAGGAATAACAGCTTCAGGCCCAGCCTCACCAATAATTGCGTTAGTTGCGCCAGTAACAATTCCGCCACGAGCCATTCTTAAAGTTTTATTTTGAATTGCATACGCCATAGCTTGATATGACCCAGCAGCCGTTCCAAATTCTTTAGTTATAGAAGAAGCTTTAGCGAACTGTGTTTTAGTTAAAAGACCTTGAGGTTTTTCTTTAGGTTTTTTGTCAATTGTAGATAATGAAACTTCTGCGCCAGCACCAGCAGCACCAGTTGAAGTTGTAGTGATTCCATCAATAATTGATTTCAAATCTGCACGAGCCGCTTCAAGAGCAGTCTTAATGCCATCAACAAGTGCTTGACCTTGATCAATACCTGCTTGATAGAAATTAGCAGCGCCCATAGTTCCAACTTCATCAGCAACGTAAGCAACGGCAT